GGGCAAAAGGGGGGAGGGAGGGGGGATAACAACTCTAAATGCTAGTTATTGATTTTGTTTACGAATAATTAGCACTGAACCCAGTATTTCATCAATTACCACCCAACCATTCTCTAACGGTTTTATTACGCACCCAATAATTAGCGAATTAACCAAGCCTCCAGACCTTCCGGCACATAATTTGTTCTCGATTGTGCGCCCTGATATACCCATTTTTTCAAAATAATCTTTCAATCCCGACCGGCTTATATAGGGTAAAGTCTCCCTCACTTCCGCTCCTGAATCCCACCAGGCATTATCAATAATCTTTTTAAACTCGCTGAGTTTTGAATCCTTCTTATCAGGTCTTATTTTTTCTGATTCATCAGGAATAGCAACACAGGTTGAAACGGTACTGCCAAACTTTGAAATGCCCATTTCAATGATTTCTAACTTAAAATAAATATCCTCCCCCTTGCTGGGCAACTCTCTCTGTTTGGTGACTCTAATAAATCGTAATCCGTCTTTTTCAATGACTTCTATTTCAGTGTCAATATGAGCCCTTATGCCCGACCAACCCCGTGAGCCTTTAGCTGAATCTTTACCGTTATGGTGAATAATCATAATGGCCGCATTAGAAGACTTCGCAACTAATTCAAACCTCGCCATAACCGGCCCCATATCTTCGCCGCTGTTCTCATTCGCCCCCGCGCTCATGCGCGACAAAGTGTCGCCTATGATTAACCTGACCGGCTTCCCCTTTATTTGTTCGATAGATTTAACCAATTCAATCACGTCATTAGCGTCATTATTATTTGTATAGAAATTCATAGGAATGGGAACCATTGCCAAATTCTCCAAAGTGCAGCCATAATATTTTTTTATAGCCTGCATGCGTGAACGTATCGACTCTGGCGCTTCACTGGCTAAATAAATAACAAGCCCCTGATCTGTTTTTCGTCCATAACAAAGCGACCCCATAGAAATAGCGGTAGCAACTGAGAGCGCCCAAAACGTCTTCCCTGAGTTACTATCACCGTAAACCACTGTTGAACTGCCTATTGTCATCAAACCCTCAACCAGCTCGTCCGGGGCTTCGTAGTCTTCGCCTATTTCATCGCCAAAAATAACCTTTAGCTTTTTCAGGATGGCCGCGCCCACTTCTGGCATTAGCAATGCCATTAAATTATTTCCTGACTGGAAATAATCATTCGCATCGCCGCGCTCCGGTATGAGTATCACCTGAGCGCCAAACTTGGCGCTGGCTTGGTCTGCGTATTTCTGGCCGATACCCGACTCGTCGTTATCTGCGACAATAACAATCTCTTGGGTTGTCCCGTATTTTTCCCGTAACAAGCCGGTAACAGGAACTAAGTTACTCGCTGAATAGGCGACAATAACAGGCCTGTGCGTGACTTCGTGAAGTGTTGCGGCGGTGGCAAATCCTTCCGCCATAAATAGAACGCCGGGCTCGTCTAGCGTCCCTAACATCCAAAACATGCCTCCTGTCTTGCCGCCTGGGTGGTAGAGCTTTCCGCCTGCTTGGTCAATGTATTGCAGGGTGCTGATATTGCCGTTTATATCGTACAAGGGAACAATAATACGCCCGTCCCCTTGCGTCCTGGCCCCGTGCGTGTGGATTCCTTTTCTTTTTAAATACGGATGCTCTGGATCAGCCCGTCCTGCATCCACCCATATTTTTTCAACCATTTCCCGTGCTGCCTGGCGTTTCCTGTCCAATTCGGCATCCCGTAAATATTGTGCTTCACCTAAGCGCCTGGCGTGGGCTTGTTCTTCTTCTGCCGATAGCGTGCGCCCTATGTCGGCCCTAAAGGTCACTTCAATACCCGCCCGCCAACAACCAAACCGACCTGCGGGGATTCCATCAGGAAATACCAGATACCAGCCGGGCTTATCGCCATGGCCGGGCTTGCCTTTTGTCCCTGACCGGAAACGGTGTAATTTCCCGTCAATCAATAAATCTTCCGGTGGTAGCAAGCCCGCGTTAAGTATGGCCTCCCTAAGCTGAACATCGGGCGGGTCTATCCGGGTCGCTTCCCACGCGCCCCCCAAAATATTAGTTAAGTCCACCATTTGAACCCCCCAGGTAGTCACTTAACTTTTTCATGACTTTAAGCGTTGGGTTCGTCTGCCGACCGTCTCTGATATAAGCGATCGTGGTGGGGTGAAAGCCGGTGGCCTTACCGACTATATTTAAACGTCTATCCATCAATCGTCTCCTTATTTCTTCAAGTTCCAACATTGTCTGATCCTCTTAAAAAAAGAAATAGTTTAACTTAAAACTTGACAAACAAGTAATTAATCTATAAATTATCAACTCAAGAGCTAACCGGAAGCGTTCCAACCTGCTCAAAAAATAAGGAAATGACACATGGCTATCAATTTAAAAAATACCAATGACGTTCATACGAACGGCATTAAGGCACTGGTTTATGGTGCGGCGGGCGCCGGTAAAACGACACTGGCAACCACCTTGCCCAAGCCTATTATTATATCTGCTGAAGGTGGACTTCTTTCAATTAACGGAAGCAATATTCCTTACCTTGAGGTTGCTTCTCTTAACGACTTAGGCGAGGCGTATGAGTACGTCAAACGCTCTGATTTTGAATCCGTAGTGCTGGATTCATTGTCAGAAATAGCTGAAGTAGTCCTGATTCATGAAAAAAGCGTAAACAAGGACGGACGTGCGGCCTATGGTGAAATGGCGGTGCAAATGACGGCCTTGATTCGCGCTTTCCGTGACCTGCCGGGTAAAAACGTGCTGATGACGGCCAAGCTGGAAAAAACCCTGGACGAAACCGGACGCATTCTCTATGCCCCGTCCATGCCGGGTGCAAAACTAGGCCAAACTCTCCCCTATTTCTTTGATCTGGTGCTCGCCATGCGTATTGAGAAAGACGCGGAAGGCAATGCCCAGCGTAACTTAATGTGTGACTCTGACGGGCTTTGGAGCGCAAAAGATAGAAGCGGTAAATTACCAACGTGGTGCGCTCCCGACTTAGGGGAAGTGATAAGACTCATTACTGGAGAGAAAAAATGAAAGAACTCGCTTTGAAATGGCTTGAAGCCAAAAAATATGAACAAATGGCAACTGATACGCGTCGTGCGCTTGAGGATGAAATGACGGCCTTACTAAAGATACCTGAAAGCCTGGACGGGGTATCTAACAATAAGATTGATGGTTTTGTGATTAAAGTAACAGGCCGTATTGATAAAAAAGTTAATTCTGAGTTGCTTCAAGAGCTGGCTTTTGAAAATGGCTTATCCGATCACCTATCAAGCCTTTTTCGCTGGACACCCACTATCAATGCGTCAGTTTGGAATAAGGCCACTGACGACATAAAAAAGCCCTTAATGGGCGCAATCACGGCAAAACCTGGCCGTCCTACTTACAAAATAGAGGAAATTTAATATGGCATCACTTAACAAAACTTATGTTGCTGATGACTTACCACAAACGGGTAATTTTGAGCCATTACCGGAAGGATGGTATACAACCAAAATAACCCAGGCGGACTTAAAAACCACCAAGGCGGGCAATGGTGAATACATTGCTGTTCATTATGCGATTGGCGGCAGAACCGTTTTTGGTAACATCAATATACGTAATCCAAGTATTAAATGTGAGGAAATTGGCAGGCAACAACTGGGCTATTTAATGCGGGCCATTGGCTTGAAAAAGGTCAGCGACACTGACGAGTTGATAGGTGCTGATTTGTCCATCAAGCTCAAAATTCGTCCGGCTGAAGGCCAATGGGAGGCTACTAACGATGTGACTGGATTCAAAGCGTTAGAGGGCAAACCTGCTGTTGAAGGTGCAAAACAGCCGCCTTGGGCATCTAAAAAATAATCCACCATTAAGAGCGTCCTTTTTCTTGAAAGGACGCTTGAGGACGCTTTATGAAATTACCTGAACAACAACATAGCATCGCCAAACTGATATATGACAGCTATGAGCAAAACCAAGAACCCCCTCGCCCACACTTGGGTTGCTCATTATTAGGCGAGAAATGCGACCGGAAATTATGGTTACAGTTCCGATGGGCGGTGATCGAAAAATTTGAGGGAAGAATACTTAAATTATTCGCCCGTGGGCAAAACGAGGAAATTGAAATATTTAATGACTTGCGCCGTATCGGGGCGCATGTTGATTCCGGTCAAAAGCGGGTTGATTTTGGCAGTCACGTATCGGGGAGCATTGACGGTATTGTGTCACGGCTTTATTTTGCGCCCAAAGCCGTTGCCGTACTGGAATGCAAAACCCATGGCGAAAAATCGTTTAAAGATTTAGTTGCTAAAGGGCTAGAAAAATCTAAACCCCTGCACTGGGTTCAATGCCATGTCTATATGCTGGGCATGAAGATGGATAGGTCGCTTTATTATGGGGTAAATAAAAACACCGACGAGATTTACACCGAATGGTTGCACCTGGATAAAGAACTGGCTGAAAAATCCGTAGAGCGCGGCCAACGCATTGCCATGACTGACCGAATGCCAGAACCCATCAGTAATGATCCAAGCTGGTTCGAGTGTAAATTTTGTTCAGCCTATTCATTTTGCCACCAGACACAAACAACAAAAGAAACGAACTGTAGGACGTGTTCCCACTCTACCCCATTACCCGATAGCACATGGCGCTGTGAACGCCATGACGGAAATGATATTCCTTTAGAGTATCAACGTTCCGGCTGCGAGTGCCATGTGCTACACCCGGACACGGTTCTTTGGAAACTGGATTCCAATGCCAGTTCCCAATGGGACGCAACCTGGATTATTGACGGGAAAACCGTTAGAAACGGCGAACCTGATAATAATATCTACTCAAGTAAAGAACTGTTAACCAATCTTGACGCTTGCCTGAGTGGGGATAGCAAATTGAACGAGATAAGGAAGGTGTTTAATGGCCGCATTACTGCGTGAATATCAACAACGAACGATTAATGATTTGTATGGCTGGTTTAGTAAAAACAACGGACACCCTTGCTTGGTATTACCTACCGGATCGGGTAAAAGCCATATTATTGCTGAATTATGCAAGGATGCGATTCAGAACTGGCCGGAAACACAAATACTCATGCTAACGCATGTTAAGGAGCTAATATGCCAGAATGCTGAGAAAATTCGCGAGCATTGGCCGAATGCTCCACTGGGTATTTATTCGTCCAGTTTGGGGAAACGCCAACTAGGAGAACCTATAACCTTCGCCGGGATACAATCCGTTCGCAACAGGGCCAATGCTATTGGTTTTGTTGACTTGGTTATTATTGACGAATGCCACCTTGTTTCACACAAGCAGGAAGGAGGCTATAGAAAAATGATAGCCGAACTTACACTTATCAATCCAGAACTTCGCGTTATCGGCCTGACAGCCACCCCGTTCAGGCTAGGCCACGGACTAATAACCGATAAACCGGCTATTTTTGATGATTTACTGGAATCTGTCTGTATCGAAGAACTTATCCATAAAGGCTATCTTGCGCCACTACGTTCAAAAGTGACCATTTCAAAATTAGATACCACGGGCGTTCATAAACGCGGCGGCGAGTTCATTGAATCCGAACTCCAAGCAGCGGTTGATAATGACGATATGAATATTAATATCGTTCAAGAAGTAATAAAACGGGCAGGCGATAGAAAAGCGTGGTTGTTTTTCTGTACTGGAGTAGATCATGCCCAACATATCAAAGACGAGTTAATCAAAGCCGGTATTCCGGCTGAGTGTGTGACGGGTAAAACGCCGCAAAAACAGCGTGACGATATTATTAATAATTTTAAAGCAGGTAATATAAGGGCATTAACAAATTGCTCGGTGTTGACGACCGGATTTAATTACCCGGATATTGACTTGATTATTATGTTGCGTCCCACTATGTCGCCTGGGCTGTATGTCCAAATGGCGGGTCGTGGTATGCGCCCAAAATCACATACTGACCATTGTTTAGTCCTGGACTTTGCCGGCAACGTAGAAACCCACGGCCCTATCACCCACGTTAGGCCACCCGATAAAAAAGAAAAAGGCGAAGGCGATGCACCTGTTAAAGTATGCGATAACTGCCTGGAGCTAGTGCATATCTCGGCTAAAGCTTGCCCCGCCTGTGGTGAGCCTTTCCCGCCACCTGAAGAACCCAAGCTTGTGCTAAGAAACGATGACATTATGGGTCTGGAAGGCTCGGAAATGGACGTGACAAGCTGGTTATGGCGCAAGCATACGTCTAAAGCTTCAGGAAAAGAAATGCTGGCAGTCACTTATTATGGCGCGTTATCCGATATGCCGATTACTGAGTATTTATGCGTGACCCATGAAGGTTATGCAGGTGAAAAAGCGAGGCGATTATTCAGTGATATAGCCTATAAAAGCGGTGCATTTGTACAATGGACAAATACAATTGATGATAGATGGACGCTGGATTCTGCTGCACTTTATCAGCAAAAGAATGGACAACCACCCACATCAATCGAATATACCAAAGACGGTAAATTTTTCAGGGTGTTAAATAGAGAATGGTAAGCGAACATTATGAGCAAGCCCTATTCGTCCAATGGTTCAGGCGTACTTATCCGGGGATTTTACTATTTGCTATCCCAAATGGTTCTTATAGAAGCAAAGCGGCGGGAGCGGCGTTAAAAGTCGAGGGCGTTGTTAAGGGTATTCCTGATCTGTTTGTCCCAGCATGGAGGCTATGGATTGAAATGAAAAAGAGCAAGGGTGGTGTTGTCAGTCCTGAACAAAAAGACATTATCAGCCAGTTAAAAGCAATGGGTTATGGTGTAATCATAGGAAAAGGCTTTGAGGACGCGAGGAAACAAATTGAAAGTATGGTAAGATAAGCCTATAGTCTTTGTTAATGTATCTCGACATGCCCTTTAGCCCGTTCCAAGCGGGCTTTTTTTTGTGTATAATAGCCTGGCTATCCGAATTGATCTGTTTAGAGGGTTAAAATTCGGATAGTGTAATCTATCACTAAGCCCGTCTCTGTTGTTGTCTAAACCAACAATACGCGGGCTTTTTTATGCGAGAAAGTTATGAAACAAGGAAGCGGAGATTTATCAACACCCATTAAACAATCTGGGATAACCGGATTAATTAATATGCTGTCTACACGATGGAAGGGGGTTAAACGAGTATTTTTTATTGATATGTATTGTGGAACCGGTAAAAATGTTTTATCAGAGGGTGAAATAGATGGAAGTCCAATATCTTTATTATCAGGATTGTTAAAAACCATAAAATCATCAAATACCAAGCAGGAATATGGATGGGCAGTATTGTTTAATGACATTTCACCAGGTAGGGCAAACTTCATCTTGCCGGTTAATGTTATGGCTTGGCAAGAAGCAAACAACCTCGTAATTGATAAAAACAAGCTGACTGCAAAAACAAAATTAAATGATACATTCGAGGCTTATATATCCTATTCATGTGCAAGCTCAAATGACATTATACAAGACATAAAATGGCATCTTGAAAACTCTAAAAATACTCACTTGATAATAATGATTGACCCAAACGGGCCAAAACACGTGAATTGGAATGAATTGAAATTACTATGGGATATTTATAAAAAACGTGTTGAGTTTATTATTCATATATCTGCAACAACATTAAAACGGGTATCTAAAGCAAAACGGGCAACTTCATTTAGTTATAGTTATATGCCAGACCATATTGGCGATATGTTTGATGTTTTTTCATATTGTGGCGGCTGGATTAGGGAGCCGGTTGATAAAGACCAATGGACAATGGCGCTCATTTCTAACTTTGAACCTAAGCACGGCTGGAATAATAAAACGGCTTCGTTCCATAAAATAAGCAGCGAGAAAGGGCAGGAAGTTATTACCAAACTATCATTAACGAAAGCGGAATGGAGCGAACATTATGGATGCGAATAACAGGCAATTTACAGTAGATAACTGGAAAAATATAACCTGCCATCCGTATTGTTTGGCTATCCCAGGAATGTCTGATGACGAATATCAAGCATTAAAAGGGGATATGTTAGGAAGCGGACAGCTTGAGCCTATTGTGTTGTTTAACCATCAAATACTGGACGGACGGCATCGCTATCAAGTCTGTATTGAGGAAGATATACAGCCGTGGTTCAAAGACTTTGATGGGCCTGATTCATTGCTGGATTATGTTATATCAATGAATCTTCGCCGCCGCCACCTATCCGAAAGCCAACGGGCAATGGCAATGGCTAATCTTTGCCAGTTGGAGCGTGGCAGGCCGAAGTTGGTTGAGGAAGAATTAAATGTACCAATTGATACATTAATAAGCAAGACTGAAGCGGCTGATAAAGCGGGTGTTGGTACTATGACAATGGCGCGTGCCATTAGCGTCAACAAAAACGGTTCAGACGAACTGATAGAAGCCGTCCTAAGTGGAAGGGTTGCCGTTAGTGCTGCCGCTCAGATAGTCAAGGCATTGCCGGATAAAGACGACCAGACCGAGGCCGTTAAAACAAGCTCTAAAGAACCACGTAAAATAGTCGAAGCGGCAAAAAACATTGCGGCAAATACAGGCGATAAAAAAAACGGCAAAGAGAAACATCAATCTATCGTTATTACTGTTGATGGCAAAACGGCGTTAATGGATAGTTCAGAATCGCCGGTATTCAACAAAACTAATGATAACGTAGAATGGGCAGCGTGGACGTGGAATCCAGTCAGTGGATGCTTACATGGGTGCCGCTTTTGCTACGCTAGAGCTATCACGCATAATGGACAAATGGAGCGCAATTACCCATTTAAATTTGAACCGGCTTTTTATGAATACCGGCTTAAAGCACCTGCAAATACTAAGCTGCCACAAGACTTAACGAATCCTGCCAGTGGCCGTGTTTTCGTTGGCTCAATGGCTGACCTGTTCGGGAAGTGGGTGCCGGATGACTGGATAGCGCAAGTATTCAATGCCTGTATGCAATCGCCTGAGTGGGAATATCTATTCCTGACTAAATGGCCGAACCGCTACAAGCTATTAGAAGCATTGCCTAAAGCCTGGTTCGGTGCGTCCATTATCCAGCAAGCGGACGTTAAGCGGGTAGAACGTGAAATGCAGTCGTTCACGACGACTGGTGTTAAATGGATTAGCTTAGAACCCATGCTTGAACCGATAACCTTTGAGGATTTAAGTTGGTGTGACTTGGTGGTTATTGGCGCGCAAACAGCAACTACTCAACCGGATGGGTATGTTCCAGCCTTTTCACCTGAATTTGACTGGGTGGTTGATGTGGTAAACCAATGCAGGACGGCAGGCGTTCCCTATTACCTTAAGCCTAATCTTTCCATAAGTCCCGGTATGGCATTGCCGAAAATGAAACCAAGAAATAACGTGCTATAATCACCCCGCGACTCCAAACAGTCGCACTAAGCCCGCCCGATTTAACTGCCGGTAGCGGGCTTTTTTTATGCGTGATGCTTTTTCATGCCTTCCTCAAGCAATAGCTTCACCATATTGTTAAAACTCCGGCTTTGTTCTGCCGCCAACCGGTCTATTTTTTCGATCAGTTCAGGCGGTAAACTGATTGATTTATTGACATTAACTGCTTTCTTCATTGGTTATCCTTATTTATTGCTTGCTTTTAGTGGAAATAAGTATAAACTATTATCTCAATGAGTAAAGTTAAACATTAAACACACCTCTCTTGTGTTGAAATGTTAGAGTCGGTGAGAAGCTGGCAATCATGGCGTTGCACGGCTGGGCACGGCAAGGCACGGCCCTGCGTGGCAAGGCAAGGCCAGCTCAATAACTATTAAAGTTATCGAACTGGCTTTAAAATAATCTGGGCAAGGCCGGGCGCGGCCTGGCTTGGCTGGGCTCGGCGTGGCTAGGCATGGCAAGGCCAGCTCAATAACTATTAAGGTTATTGAACTGATCTTGAAATATAACGCGGCACGGCGCGGCACGGCTGGGCGTGGCAAGGCAAGGCATGGCAAGGCAAGGCCAACAGATAAGTGACCGCACATGCGGTATCCACTTAATCAACGAGGCAACAAAATGAACGAAACAGCAGTTAAAATTTCAAAACCTACCGATATTATAGAGAGGAAAATAACGCTATGCGGGACGACCGACATTATGTTCGACCGCTATGCGGGCGACAACAAAACCCAACTGGAACCCTTCCAGAAACTTTATTTCATACCAGGTACCAAAGTTATTGGTCTACCGGCACTCAACATCATGTCGTTTCTTTCGGCCCACAACACCAATTCTGCACCCAAGCGCCTACGCGACGCGCGCCAGTTCAAGAAAATAGCTAACGCCTGCCTGAGCTTCACCCAGATTAAACAAACTTTTATACCCTTGCTTAGAAACGGCGTTCCTATTGAGTTCGGGAAATTTGTTGATGATGTTGATGAGTTAAGCGGCGCGTATATCCATAGGGCAGTTGCCCGGCTTGAGAAGGGCATACCAAATCCGAAAGAACGGCCTACAATACCTTGTCCGTGGGAATTGACTTTTGACATGATTTTTTACCCCAACAAGGAAATAAAGGAAATTGAAATCCAGAATCTCTTTGAGGACGGTGGCCGGGCTTTGGGATTAGGTACATTCCGTGGTGTTTTTGGAAAGTTTTATGTGCGTGATTGGGAATAATTATTGAATAATCAAGGCCCGGCATGGCATGGCTCGGCTCGGCCCGGCCAGACAAGGCAAGACAAGGCCAACAGATAAGTGACCGCACATGCGGATTCATTAACTTAACGAGAAAATACGATGAAAGAACAAGAATTATTCAACCCTATTGGAAAATATTGCATGGTTAGAACTTATTCAGCCGGTGTATTTGCCGGGACTGTAGAATCAAGGGACGGCCAAGAAATAGTTTTGTTAAACGCACGCCGAATTCATTACTGGGATGGCGCGGCAAGTCTTAGCCAGTTGTCGACGGATGGTACGAGCAAGTCAGAAAATTGCCGGTTTCCTTGCGAGGTTGAGCATGTTATTTTGCTTCAGGTCGTTGAGATAATACCTATTACTGAAAAAGCAAAAATATCAATAGAGTCGGTAAAAGTATGGGCAGCATAAACGACAGTGACGGTTTCGGTGACGGTTTCGGTTTCGGTTCCGGTTCCGGTTTCGGTTTCGGTTCCGGCTCCGGTTTCGGTTTTTTCCGGTTTCGGTGACGGTGACGGTTAATTAAAAAAAATAACAACCAACGAGAAAAACAAATGAAAACTTTAGCACCTACAATCCCCGTCATCGAAGTCGAAAACGAAGGCTTCAATTCTATGCTCGGTGAAACAATCACCATTTTCTGTGCAATTTATATCTATACGGGAAAGTTGGTCGGCGTTGGCACAAACTACATTAAACTTGAATCACCCAAAATCGTTTATGAAACCGGGTCATTTGATACAAAAAACTGGAAGGATGCTCAAGAACTGCCTAACGATATTTATATCAAAT